ATTACATCAGATGCACTTTTCCTTATCCCAGCAAGCGGTGACACAAGGATGTCTTATGACAAGCTTATGGATAAGATGATTAGCGGTGAGGCTATTGATGTATCTTGGGCTACTGTTAGCAATTTTGATACACAGAATTCTGCTAATGCAGAAGCAGATGCAGACGGTCATGTCTTCAATGCAACAACCAAGCAGACATCAGCAGGAGACCTTTACTCTGGTAAGGCTACTGTAACAAGTCTTCAGCTTACAGCAGACAATGGTGCTCTTTCTACTTACTCTGTAACTCTCAGTGGTAAAGGAAAGATTTCCAAGACAACTGCATAGGCATAATCTCCATTGATTGCTATCAATCTCTTCAAGGCACAGGTCCAATTGGGCTTGTGTCTTTTTTTGTCCACTTTTTTGATATGTTTGCCATTTGTGTAATATTTATATATACAATTAAAACATTTAAGAGATGAAGATTACAGTTAACAATCAGGAGATTGAATTGAAGAGAAGTTTCAGGGCTTTGCTGATTTATGAGAACATTACAGACAAGGCCTTTGCCCCAACCAACATCAGTGATATTTTAACATATTTCTACTGTGTTATTTTGGCAAGCAAGCCAGAGATAGATTTGTCATTTGATGAGTTTATTGAGATGCTGGATGAAAAACCAGAATTGCTTGAGGACTTTCAGAAATTCATTCTCAAGGGAGAAGAGATAAATAAGGCAACAACCTCAAAAAAAAAGGCAAGTCCAAAGAAGGAGAAGTAATTACAATAAAGGAGCTGATGAAGCTTCTTTGCCTTGAATATAAGGCATGTAGTATAGAATACTTCCTGGACAGGATGCAGTTCTATGAGGTTGAGGGGATAATGGAGAATCTCAATGTCTGTGTGAAGAATGACTGGGAGATGACAAGGGAAGTGATGTGGAGCAGTATAAGCCCTTACAGCAAGAAGAGGATAAAGCCATCAGACCTTATGACATTCCCCTGGGAGAGGAAGGGACAGCAGAAACTACCTCAAGTTGAAGTCACACAGGAGCTTGTTGAGAAGATGAAAGCAATAGGTGAGCAGAATAAGCAGAGACTTATCAAGTCTGGCCTACTTTAATAATTAAAAGTAAACACACACATAATGTCAAACAGATTGATTCAGACCATTTCCCTGAAAGATGACGGTTACAGTCGCAATGTCAAGTCAGCCAGGGAAGCCCTTGAGAAACTGGGCAAGGAGAATGGTGTAGTAAACAACTCATTCAGGTCAACTTCAAAGGAACTCAATTCAGCCAAGAAGTTCTACAGCCAGTTAACATCAGAATACAATAATCTGTCAGATTCAGCCAAGAAGGGTGAGTTTGGCAAGGCAATGCATGCCCAAATTGAGCAGACAAGGAAGGACCTCAAGAGGTTGATGGAAGATACTGCAAGGACCAAAAAGGAACTTGCGGATATGCAGGAAGAAGCCAGCAAGAAGGTAAGTGGTGGCAAAGGTGGTTTTTCAATGAATCAATTGGGTGGTGGCATGCTTGACAAGTTAGGCATGGGACAACTCAAGAACCTTGGTGGTGGAGTAGGAAAGGCAGCAGGGGCATTAGCAGGACCAGTAGCAGTAGTAGGAGTATTAGGTAAGGCTTATTGGGAGGCTGCAAAAGCCTATGCACCTTTTGAGTCTTCATTGTCTAACCTTCAAGCAATTACAGGTGTATCAAGCAAGGAACTTGAGAATTTCAAGACAAAAATAAAGGAAACAGGTATAGAGACTTCAAAAGCCTTTACGGAGGTTACTGATGCCTATACCAAGGTAGGTAGTGCCATGCCTGAATTATTGAAGGATGCGGATGCATTGGATGCTGTTACAAGAGCTGCAATTACCCTTTCAAAAGCATCAAGGATGGACTTGGATTCTGCTATCAATTCCCTTACAGGCATAATGAACCAATTCGGTGCATCGGCATCACAGGCTGACAGATATATCAATGTTCTGGCAGCAGGTGCAAAGGAAGGTTCAGCAGGAATTGAATACCTCTCACAAGCATTGGATAAGTGTGGTACTTCACTTGCAACCACAAACCTTGGAATTGAGCAAGGTACGGCATTGCTTGAGGTTCTGGCTAAAAAGATTCCAGATGCTTCAACCGCAGGAACTAACCTTCGCAACATCCTTATCAAGATGTCACAGGCACAGGACAAGTACAATCCAAAAGTGGTAGGCATGACTCAGGCATTGCAGAACCTCCAACCAAAGATTAAGGACACCGCCTTTATGGTTAAGATGTTCGGTGCTGAGAATGTCAATGCTGCTATCACTCTTGCACAGGCTGTTGATACCTATGATGACCTCACCAAGAAGGTAACAGGTACAAATGAGGCATTCAATCAGGCAGGTGTACAGACTGACAACTTTGAGAGTGCTGTGAAGAGATTGAATACATCTTGGGATAATTTCAAGGCAAGTCTTCTTGATAGCATAAAGCCTTTAACAATTATTGTCAACCTTCTTTCTGATGCTTTAGCCAAGGCTGCAAAAGGCCAGAACATCAGGAATTTCATGGCTAATTTCAACAATGAAAATGGAAACTCTGATGATTATCAGAAGAAAGAGACAAAAGATGAACAATGGGCAGCATGGCAGAAGAGAAGAGGCAATTTAAGTGCTGAACTCTCCAAAATCCAAAACTATCTCACAGAGGCAGAGAGAAAGAGAGATACTGCTAAGACAGGTACTGATTGGCATCAAGCAAAAGACCTGGTAGAGAGATTAACCAAGACTTTAAAGGAGGCTAAAGATAATCTTGATAAGGAGGCAAAGGCAGCATATAAGTTCTTCTACGGAGATTCCAAGAAAGAAGTTACTCCAACTATTACAGAGACTACCACAACCAATACCAAGACCAAGACAAAATCCCCAAGGGAAGTCTATGATGAGACAATCAAGTCGCTTTATGCACAGTTGGCAAATGAGCTTATCACACAGAAAGAGTACCTTGAGAAACAGAAGTCTGCAATCCAGACATATATAAATGCACTCTCCAAGACTGAGAAATCAGTAAAGCAGAATGCAAGTCTCATCAAGAGCCTGAACGGAAAAATCAAGACAATTGATGCAGAGCTAAAGGTAATTGAGCAAAGGGAAATGGATGAAAAGACAATCTCTGATGCCAATGAGAAATATGCAAAGACTATCAAGCAGATTGAAAGGGATAGGGAAAATGGATTCATTGATGAGAAGGAGTATCAGACATCTTATATCTCTGCAATAAAAGAGCTTATAAAGAGCTATTCAAAGGTTGAGAACCTGACAGATGACCTTATCAATACCGTCAAGGAAAAGCAGAAGGAAATCAAGGATTTTGAACTGAAACAACTTGAAAATACACTCATCAGGAATAACCTTAACAGAGATGCCCAAGTTGAAAAGATATACAATAACGGAAGGATAGAGAGACAGGTACCAGCCAATGATGCTTACATGCAAAAGGAAAGTGCTTACAACTATCTCCTTGCTATATCAAATCCACTCAGCCTCTCTGGTATTGTTGACTTGGAGGACATATATAAGAATCCAGGTCATAAGATGACTGAAAAGGAAGAGAGATGGTATAAAGAATACAAGTCATTCCTTGGTGAAAACAAGGCTCTCCTTGGTGATATGGATGCAGAGGTGAACAACATCTATGATGCAATGAATCTCATCAGGAAGCTTGACTTGGCAATGGCGTTCAAGGATTTTGTTGACAAAGGCAAATCCGCACAGGAATTCATGATGAGGTATTTTGACAACATCAAGTCTGTCGGTATTGACCTTGGATTTGACAGGGAGGGAGCCATCAAAAAGTATAATGAGATTGCCAATTCCAACCTCCCTATAGCAGAGAAGTACAAGCAAGTAGCAGAGGTTGAGAGAGTAGCAGATGAGGCAGCTAAGAGAATGGCAGATAAACTTTCCAAGTATGTATTCTCACAGCCATTCGGAAAAGGTGATGCAAGCAACTATTCACTGACAGGCAATACATCATACTTCAAGGTATCAGAATCAGCCAACAAGTACAACTACGGGGCAGGTAGGCTTGATGAGAATCTGATGGATGACAGGATTACCCAGAAGATGAATGATGACATGACCGCCTTACTTGAGAAGTACAAGGATATTGAAGACCTGTATGTCAAGGCTAACATGGAGGCTGAAAAGAACTCTGAGACAAGTTGGCTTGCAACCAACTATTCAAAGGAACTTGATGTACTTGAGAAGAAAATCAATAACCTTCACAACAAGATTCAGGACAGACTGACATTCCAACTCAAGATTGAAGGTGCACAGGATGCTTTAGGGGGCCTTAACAACTTTGCAAGCATTGGCTCTAACCTTGCATCATTGCCAGATACATTGGATAGTATTGCAGACAGTTCAAATGATGCAGCAGCAGCCTTCCAGTACTTTGGTGTGATTATCAATTCTGTTCAAGATATCATTGACGGAATCAAGGTCACAATGGAAATCTATAAGGCCCTGCAAGACCTCTTCACAGTGTCAACGCAGGCTCAGAATCTGGCAATCCAAGATAATGCAGCATCACAAGTACAACAGGCAGCTACAAGTGAGGCAAACACCCTTGCAAAGACAACTGAGACAGTGGCAAACAAGGCACTTGAAGCATCAGTCCTTGACCTTGCAGCAGCAGAGATATTTGCAGCGCATGCCTACATCCCATTTGCAGGTGTCCCAATCGCAACGGCAAATGTTGGCTCAATGATGGGCAGTATGGCAGGTGTTCATGCAACCTCACTTGGATTAACTGCAATGGCCAATGGTGGTATTGTCGGAGGTATGCAGTTCAGTGGTGATGCTACCATCATCAGAGCTAACAAGGGTGAGATGGTTTTGAACAGAGAGCAACAGGCAAATCTATTCTCTCTCCTTGATAGCCCAAGTGCAAGAGGTGGTGTCAGGGGTGATGTCAGATTTGAGATACAAGGTGACAAGCTTGTAGGTGTCCTGAATAACCACAATAGATATCATTCTAAGTCAGGCAATAAACTAAAATTGTAAGATGAAAATAGTAGGAAGCTTCAAAGATTTATTCAATAACATAGTAACCCTTGAGATTGAGAACACATCAGTCTCAGGGGAGACTGTGTATATAGAGGATGATGGTGAACTCTTCTTCCAAGGGGATAATCCAATTGAAATCACTGACAATGCGGATGACATAATGGATGTCATATTGATGAAGAATGCAACTATCAATTTGTACTCGGAAAACTATGTAGGAGACCTTTTCTACTCCAACAATGACTTATCTACCACAGTCAAGATTTCAGGGGCTACAGGGGTCTTATTTGACGGTTATTTAGACCCTATCATCTTTAATCAAGAGTACAATACTCTATATGATGAATTCTCTCTCAACTGTATAGACAAACTAACCACTTTACAGTATCACAAATACAAGGACATAAAGGATAAGGAAAGCTTTGAAGAAGCAGTAAAGGACGGTGACTTTGTGACATTCAAGCAACTCCTTACCTCTATACTTCCAAGTGGTTCAACAATATGGTATGACCAAAGTGTAAGCCTACCTTCAATCAGTACTTCAAGGACATTGGAGAATCTGAAAGTAGCTGAATCAACATTCTTTGGTGAGGACTATGATTCAGTTTGGACACATGACCAAATCATAACTGAAATACTCAGATACCTCAACCTCCATATCAGACAAGTTGGTAGTGACTATTACATCTATAACTGGCAATATTCAGGGACAGATTGGGTTGATATTGTAACCTATGCACATCAGACAATACCACATAGCCAAATCAATGTCACAGAGGAAAAGCATATGGCCAATGATACCAATGTATCTGTCGGAGAATGCTATAACCAAATCAAAGTTACCTGTGAATTAAATGGTCAGTCAACTGTCATAGAATCCCCACTTGATGATTTGAGGTCTCTGTTTACCAATAAGCAAAGGTACATGACAGAGTATATATCAGAGGGAGAAGGACATAATGCACATGATGCCTTTAGGGATATGCTGTTGGGCAATAAAAACAACTATGATAATTGTAAGATAGTGGATTGGTATATGCAAGCCCTCTATAACAAGAACTGGAAATTCTACAGCCAGCAAGGAGAGATAAACACTTTGTATGACCAGGATAATGAAGGTGTGTACATCAATCAATGGAAGCTCTCTGCAAGGTTGAAGGAAATGAATATTGAGCCAGCATTGATAGCTCTTGGTAGTGTAGAATATGAGGGTGGATTGATAACAGATGACTCAAACAAGTCAAAGATTTCAATGTCCAACTGTCTTGCAATTTCACTCAACGGTAATGGTACTGATAATGAAAATCACCTACCAAGTGAGGACCAGGTGAGAAGGAGGACACCATTGGCAGAATATATCTCTCCACACAGTGCACAAGTACTATCTCCAGTTGACAGCCTGACAACCAATTATCTGCTTATTACAGGCAAGTTATGCTTCATTCCAATTCAGGCAGAAACTGCCCCATACAGGCAATGCTTAAGTGCAGCAAGCGGAAATACAAGTGTAAACGGTCACTGGGAGTATCCACCACTTTACAGATGGGTATATCCAGATGACGGTGAACAGGGTGAAGGAAGCTATGAGCCATGGTTGGATGAGGATGGAAATCCTATGCTTGATTATGATGCTGACCCTATTTTTGTGAGGGATGATGATGATATAACTTGGAATGACTTATGGCACCACACTGTACCAAGTGATAACAACGGTGACGGTAGGTACTACACAAGAAAGTTCTGGGCATACAAGTACCCAGGAGTTGCACAGACGGAAGATATCTGGGTAGATGGAGGATTACACCCAATGACAGAGGACAAATCCAATCATGAGATGGAATATGAATCATCAACCAAAGGTGACAGTAATGATACTTGGTCAACACTTGAGGTACTTGATTGTGAGTTGATAGTTGGTAACAAGAGGTGTATATGGTACAATGACCAGTTCCAATGGGTAACATTAGGCGAAGAACCAACTGTAACCAATTCAGATGGTACTACAATGGCCCTCACAACATTCCCAATATCAGTAAACCCAAAAATAGGTGACAAAATCATTGGTGATGAGTTCAATATCAAAAACACTCTTACCATTGAGGATAATGTGAATGAGGAAGGTACTGCAATTCCTATCAGAAAAGAGGATAATCTTTCAGGTAAAGTGATATTTAGGATTATAGGAGTAGTAAACAATATCTACAACTTCGCACATAAGCATAACCATAGGGAATGGCTATTCTGGAAGTGCAGCAAATGGGATGAGACCTATCACTATGTACTTTCACATGCAGAGTCAATTATGATAAAGGACTTGAAGATGTCACTTGTATCAGATTCAGCAGGACAAAGTACAGATTACCAAGACCAGGACAATGAGCTGGTTTACCTGAGTTGTGAGAATGACTTGTATATCAATATTAATGAAGATACTACATTCAGGCTAATCACACAGCCAACAACCAAATACTGCTTGGAGAATGGTATAACATCACAACCAAACATCAATGCAGTCCTCTATCAGAATGGTGGCTTTGTCAACAAGATAACCTCATTGATTTCAAATGAAACAGCATTGCCAGAGGAACATTATGTTGCACAATACTATGACATGTACCATACCCCAAAGATAGTGCTTGAGGTGACATTGAAGGACGGAAGTGATATAAACTATAACTATAGGTACTACTACCCTCCACTTGACAGATATTTCCAGCCAATCAGCATATCAAATGACCTTGGCAAGGGAAGAGTAAAGATTAAAATGAGAGAAGTATAATGATATCAATTACATCATACGCAAAGCAGAAGAAGTCTTCATCATCCAACAATAGCGGTGGTGGAGGCTTCGCTAATGCCCAAGTCTACAACAATGGATTTAACCCCTTCTACCTTTGGGGACAGTATGTAGACGGTAGAGACAATATCAATGGAGACCTTATTTCAAATGGTACAATCACAGGAAATAAGATAGTAGCACCACAGGGAAACATTGACCTTATCTATGCACTATCAGAATACGTCAACTATATCAGTGGTCACACAGCCATATTTGATAACCTTAGTGGTGATACTGCACACTTCAATCAGGATGTCTTTGTCGGTGGTGACATAGATATTGTCGGAGACACAAACATCACAGGAGACACTACCATCTACGGAGACCTTAATGTATCAGGAGATACTCATTTGAAGGATGTATGGACCCAGAATATAAACAATTCTGATACTATCAAGACCAAGAACCTTGAGGTAACAGGACTGGCTCATTTCTTCCAGCTTGTCATAGATAGAATCAAGGCAGCAGGTGGTGCTATTCTCTTAACTCCTGCTGATGGTTTTGAGACTGCCTTAGTTGAAGAGGATGAAAGTGGATATACATTGTATTTCCATGCAAAGGACGGTGAGAAGCAAATAAGCAATATGTGGGAGGTGAATGACCAAGCAATCTGTCAGACATTCAATGCTTCAACAGGTACATCATACAATGTATCAAATACATACTATTGGGCATTGGTTACTGATGTATCAGAACAGGCTGTGCAAAAGACTGTAAGTGGAGTTACAGAAGAGTACCATTACATCAAGTTATCCAAGTCAGTATATGACGGTGAACTCAATCCAAAGGTAGGTGATGAGATTGCAATGTTGGGTAGCAGAAATGAGAATGACCCACAAAGGCAGAGTGCCATTTATATGGCAGCATATGTCAGCCTTGACCAAGGCCTGACAGCACCTCTTTTCGCTGAATATAAGGGCATAAATGACTTTAGCCTTAGTTCTCACCGCCACAGTTACATTGATGCCACAGGAGCCTCTTTTACAGGTGATTTCCGCATTGACAACAACACCACCATCCAAGACTATGTAAACAGTGCAACCACAGAAGTCAGGAATGAATTCAGATTCAATGAAGAGGGCCTTTATTCAAGGGTATCAAAACTGACCAATCCAAACATACTTGCGGCAAATGGATGGGTTGACCAGAATGATGATGCACTTTACCAAGAGGATGATGAAGAATACTTGTTTGAACAGGAAGAACAGAGCCTTGCAAAAGGTGGTGGACAGATAGAATCAGAGGAAGAGGAATACATTGGAATACCACCTATAATCTATCTTAATGCAGACACATATACATTCTCAACCTATTCAAGGGTGAAGTATGAGAATATCAAATATGGTGTTGAGAGGGACAACCTTGACCAAACAATATCAGCATTTACAGGATGCAACACAGGAGATACTTGGCATGGTCAGGCAAGGATGATTTGTACATTTGAGGCTCCTATAAATGGTTACTATCAATTTGGAATGAAGTTGATGGATAGTGGTTATACAGGAGACTATACATGGGTAGACCCAGACCCAGTACCATCAGGAATCACACCAACACCAGATTCAGGATATACACCAACACCACCAGCAGACATCATATATACAGAAGTAGAGTTGACAATGAATAAAACAACACTATTGGTGAATGAAAGCGGTCACACACTGTCAGCCACAGTGACAACAAGTGACAATCAACCTTACATTGGAGATATCAGATTTTCTTCAAGCAATCCAAGTGCAGCGACAGTTGACCAAAATGGAAACATCACAATTGTTGGAACTGGTACAACTGTATTCACAGCAACTGTGCCAGGTGGATATGTCATGGGCAAGCACTATAGTGGAAGTTCAGACACTCTCAATGTGACGGTAACGGACACCATACAGACATCACTCCAACTCACAATATCAGCAGTTACAGATGCAGAGCAATACCTTGCAATAGCAACAGTATCACCAAGCGGATACCCTGGAACTGTAACATATTCTTCAAGTGACCCATCAACAGCGACAGTTGACCAAAACGGAAACATAGCTGTAATAGGAAGTGGCTCTACAACCATAACGGCAACAGCACCAACTGTCACACAGGACGGAATAACTTGGAGTGGTTCAACAGCAACAGGACAGGTAGCAGGATTCCCTGTACAGTCAATTGTAATAACAAATGACACACCACCTGCAACAGTATATAGTGGTCAGACAGTCTATCTGAATGCAAGCGCAAATCCTGAGACTACATTAACATATGCAAACCAAACTTCACCAACATCATTCCTGCCTATTGATGAAAATGGTGTAATCACAGTGTTGGCACCAGGTTGGGGTAACTTTACTGTAGCCATTACCGCACAGGGCTTCACAGACTATCTGAATCATATAGTATATGCGACAACAACAAAGACAGTCGCTATTCATTCTGAAAGTTTGCAAGAGGAATATATTAACCTGTCTGTCCAGCCTCCTGCATCAGTAGAAGTGGGAGACACTATTCAACTGGAAGTATCATCAAGCCCAGAGACAACACTGACATTCACAAGCAGTGACCCAACTATTGCAACAATAGACAGCAACGGCTTAATAAGCGGTGTCTCCACTGGAGACACAACAATCACTGTAACAGCAGAGGGCTTTGTGAATTATGAGACAGGTGTGAAATACCCAACAGTCACAACATCATTCACCGCAACAGTTGAGGAAAGGGATATGTTTGTCATGAAAGCCCTTGAGCCAACAGATATCACAGTTGAGGGAATTATACCACTCAGGTATAAAGTAAGCGGTCAGACAGGTGTATACAATTGGTTGCAGAGTGGCACTACAGTCCATCTTAATACAGGTCAGGCAGTAAAAATCTACAACCAATACCCAGAGAGAGGATTTGAACAACCTCACTACTTCCATTCAACAGGAAACTATGAGGTCATGGGAGACATATCCACAGTTTGCGGTAACAATGACTTTGCTGCTTATCAGCTATTCAGTGGTGATACCAAACTTATCAATGCAAGTGGCATGACATTCCCAAACACCATCTCAGATTCTATGCTTTATGGATTGTTCCAGAATTGCACAAACTTGCAGCATGGACCAAATTTGATAGTAAGCCATTTGGGTGACAATGCCTGTGAGAGTATGTATAAAGGATGTACAAGCTTAAAAGAGACACCAGTAATGTCTGCCCAGACAAGTGACTATGAGGTATATAAGTCTTGTTTCAGTGGATGTACAAGCCTAACAGAGGGTACAGTACCTTGTGCAGGTACATTGGTTATGAATCTTTCAGGTGATGACAGGGATAATTGGTATCAGTACCTGTTCGCAGGATGCTCTAACCTTGAAATTGTAAGGAATGCGATTGATGGCTGGAAACAGAGATATCTTAACTGGCTATCTGGTGCATCAGAGGATTATGGTGGAGTAATATACACAGTATCAGGCGCATCAGGTGATGACCTTAGTTATACCAATGACTATATTCCTGAGAAATGGATAATCGCAGGTAAGGAAGAGTATTTTGAAAGTAATGGACAAATACAATACCAAGACTCAGAACCTGGTGTGTTGCAATTCACAAACCTTGGAAACATACTTGAGATAACCTTGCCAGAATTCAGTGGTGCTTCAGCTTATACAAACTGGTTCTGGATTGATTTACCATGGCCAGCCAACATCACAGTAATGAGTGAGGATAATGACATAGAATGCTGGAGACTATGGGATAAAACTGGCACTGATATAATAGCAGAAGGCTATCCACATGCATCAACATTTGACATTGAGCCATCAACTTCTTATAATGATACTTGTCAATTGCAGTTCTTTGCAACAATCTATCCAAACGGCAGGACAATAACACTCAGACTAAATGACCGTTAATAATATGAACAACATTCCAAAAATAACAAGACCAAAGCTTGAACAAGGATTTAAACCATCACAGTGGTCTCCTTGTTCAATATGGTCATCCAGTCTTATCAAGCAGACCGCAGACAAGGTGACAATTGAGGTTGAACAACAAACAGGCAACCTTGTATCAAGGGTAGGTACATTGGAAGTAACAGCATCAGCAATTACACAGAATGTACAAACCTTATCATCCACCACTTCAAGCATAACTCAGCAGGTGGGAAACCTCACTGTGACCTCAAGTGCAATATCAGGAGAGGTAAAGACAGTTGAGGAGAAGATAGCATCAGAAAACCTGTTCCCTTTAAATGGATGGATAGATAACCTCAACAACTATATTGAAGTAACAGGTGCAGACCTCAGATATAGTGGTTCCACAGGCTCATCAGCAATCACCTCACCTGATGTCTACCTTGAAGCTGGAACATATACATTAAGCTCTTGGAATCAGCCCAATAAAGGCTTTGTGAGCGGTCAAAATGCAACAGGTGGTACAGCAATAGCAACCAGCAATAAAACAACCACCACAGGCCTGGAAAACAGCTTCAAATCAATGCAAAGGACATGGTGCAATATCCAAATCCAGACAGCAGGTACATATACATTCAAGATAGAACAGACAGACTTCTATAAGCCTAAACTTGAATTAGGAAGCACACCTACACCATATTCAAATCAGTATGTTGACCATCATTCATTGATAGAACAAACAGATGATTCAATCTCTCTAAAGGTTGTAACAGAGGTAGATAATCAAGGGCTTGTCAACAAGACAGAACTCAAGACCACAGGTGTAGATATAGAGAATGGAAAAATTACCTTGTCGGCAGACCAAACCATAGTAAAGGGTGACTTGGAATTAAGAGATAGTAACCAAGGCTTGTCTGTATATCTCAATGGGATGGAGAAAGTCAATATCTCCAATAGGACGATGGGAACTATAGACAACTACGACTTTGGTAGTGATAAAAGGGTGACACTCTCAGCAGCCACAGCAAGCACAACAGGCTATGCGGATTGGGAGATAGACTTGGGAAACCTTACACAATCAGAAAAAGTCTATGTACATGACATAATAGTTGGAGTATCATTAGACAATGACTGGACATCAAGCAAGAACCTTGGATGCTCATATACCATATCCCTCAAGCAAGGCTCAAATGTAATCTCAGGAATTACAGGAACACTGTCAGAATATATACCAGGAGGCTATGAACTGCCTGACTTCACATATAACTCAGTACCATCAACAGGCAACTATACACTGCATATCACAGTGGACCCAGATTTCTCAAGCACAGCAGGTTCATCATACATGCAATATTGGGGCAGAGCATATATAGAAAGAATAGGACAGGGTATCAATAGAGTAGGTCAGGATGGAGCATGCTTTGCACAGGACACTGATGAATATGAATGGTTCGGCGCAGATAAGACAGTACTCAAGAGAGGTATCTATGAGATGGTGCAGTCAAGCACATCAGGTATTGTCAGAAATGATATATCAACTAATGCAAATGCATCATCAGGAAAGTTCGGAGACATATCAACCACCATACCATTGGCATATGTAAATGCACTGACATACACACCAACGGCACTTGATGGTTTCATAGTATTCTCAACAGTACTTGGAGAAAGTAATGATGCTCAGAGAACCCTCACACTGCCAAGCCCATACTCAGTCCCAGCAGGTAAATGGTATAAGGTCAAGAACATTGTGGGTAACTCAACAGTGGTAACTTGTGTACTGTCTGACAGAATCATTTTCTATGATGACCACAGTTATCACAATACATCCAACATAGGTGATGATACATACACATTTATCAACACTGGTCATGAATGGATTGAGGGAAAATAATGGTAATTAAGTGTAGTTGGGATATTTATTATAATAAACTACATTTTATACATGGAACATTGGTCAGAACTATCATTCAGGGATAAAGCTGCATACATATCAGCAATTATCACATTCTCACTTGGATGGGTGTTGGTTTTCATAGGATTCTTTTCACCACCAATAGGAGAGATATCAGGCAGTGTATTGTCAACATTTGGCATGTCACTATCATATGCAGCATCAGTCTTTGGCATCGGCATCTACTTCAGTGGGCAACTAAGGGACTTTAAGAGACAAGTCAACAGGCAACTGAATAAAAAGGACATTGAAGTAAGATAAGGAAGAAAGGAGTATCAAAGCGGTACTCCTTTTTTAATTCCTTATGTTAAAATAGTATCAGTGTTTCTGCTCTGCTTGTATTTTCTTGCATAAATGTATGAGAACAGAATTGATATAAAGGGGGGCAGGGTAAAAATTGAAAAATGATGAGCACCCTAAT